ACTGGCCGGGAGGCTTTGAAGCGTTTGCCAATGGCGGTATGGTCACCCGTCCAACCATGGGTCTTGTCGGTGAAGGCGGTGAACCTGAATACATCATCCCGGCCAGCAAGATGCGTGGGGCCATGAGTCGCTACTCAGCTGGTGCCCGTGGTTCCAGCGTCATTCCTGGCAATGGCGACCAGACCGGTAGCGAAAACAACGGTAATGCAGCCACAATGCAACCAATCGACGTGCGTTACAGCATCGAGCGCATCAACAACGTGGATTACGTCACCGCCGATCAGTTCCAACGCGGTATGGCACAAGCTGCTCAGCAAGGCGCCATCCAAGGTGAACGCCGCGCCATGCGTAGCCTCAAGAACAGCGCCTCTACCCGCAGGAGTGTTGGCATCTAATGGAATACGCCTACGGCCACCTGCTCGACATTGGACCCAGCGGCCAAGCCGCCCAGTATCGATTCCAGAATTACGCCATCAATCAAAACGTCAACGGTTACCTGTTTCTCCCGTTCGGTTTTGGCGGTGCTGTTGCAACACTGCAAGGCGACAATCTTGACGCAAATCTGCAGTTTGCAAATACCGATATGACGCGCAACTGGATTACGGAAGCGCTTGATAACCTGTGGGTTGCCAAGGTTACTACGGTGCTCTGGGAACCCTCCACTGGAGCAGTCCAGCGCACCCTTTACACCTACTGGGGCAGTTGTTCCAGCGGCGGCTGGGACGAAACCACAATCCAAGTCAGCCTGAACTCGGTGCTGGACGCCGTACAGGCAAACATTCCAGGCCGCCGACTCCACCGCTGGCAGGTTGGCAGCATCCCATTTACAGCACAAATCCGTGTGTGAGCACCTGCTGGGTCGTCGGTATAGCTACGGGGACAGTGATTGCATCCACCTTGTAATCGACGCCTTGACTGCGCTGGGCATGAGACCGCCAGCGGTCAAAAAAGCCTGGTACACAATGACTCCGCGACAGGTACTACGTGAATTAGCGGAATACTGCGACCGTATTGACCGGCCCGCCTACGATGGTGACATCACAGTGTTAGCGGCTAATCCGCTTGCGTTTGGGGTTACATGGCAGACCGGGATCTTGTACGTCAACCAACAAACGCAGGCCGTGGACTGGAAACCGGCGCACGCCCTTACGATCCGCCGCTCCTACCGTATGAAGTCGCGCTGATCGAAGCGCTTGGTTGTACTGAGCAGGAATACCGCGAATTTATCCGTCACGCTCAGCTGCAGGCACGCATTAGGCCGGCTGAATACGCACACATCCCAGATGTTCAAAACACTGGATTTGAAGCGGTCATTATCAACCTGATTATTGGTCTAGCGCTAACGGCTGTCAGTGTGTTGCTAGCACCTAAGGCGCCAGCGCTTGAAACACCCGCCAAGATCAAAGGCAAAAAACTTGCCGATCAAATCGGGCCTACCAGCTTTAATCAGACGACAAGCTTTGACAACGTCAGCAGTCTTGCGGAATACAGCCAACCAATCCCAATCCCATTCGGCAAAAAAGACATTGGAGCTGATGGTGTTGCAACCGGAGGCTTGAGTCTTGCTCCAGCTCTTGTATGGAGTCGTGTGTATTCTCACGGGTCATATCAATCGTTTGAAGGTCTGTACGTTGTCGGCGAATACGGACTACCCACGCCAAGCATGACAGGCGTTCGCGTGGGCACATACGCCTTGGATTCATTGGGGGACAGGGAGTTTGGGCTTTTGTGGAAGTCTCAGCAAGGTGATAATTTTCCAAACGTAGTTATTGGCGGCACCGTAGGTCTTGGTGCAACCGGATCCGCAGGTAGACAGCTGGGACAAATCTTCTTTGCGCCTGATTTTGTTAGCCAGTATGCGCGATCAACTTCGATTGCATACAATCCACGATCCCAATATCAGTTCGGTACAGCAACGCCAATCCACAACGGTACTGCTTTTCGGTTTAACTGGGAAATTATTAGTGCGCCAGAGTCGTCAACACTTGGCGGCGATAACGACGAAGCGCGTTACGAAACACGCGCAAAACGACGCAAGATCGCTGGGGCTGATGCAGATGTGCTGCATAAGTATGCAGGGCAACCTCCTGAAGATGTTCCCAAGATTGGCCAGCCTGGTGTTGGTCGCGCTTATTCACGACGCATGGGAATCGTTGCCCATAACGGTGTTTATTACAACAATAGAACCATTGTAAATGTAAACGCAAACGATACAGCTATTTTTGAGATTCAAGGAACAAACTGGGCCGAATTTCAAAAAACGGACTTTACCTACAACGGCTACAAAACTGAAGTAAACCTCAAGGATTTACGAACAGCAGCGACCGCGTGGCGTCAGCGAGCTTCAGAATTGCTAACCGTAGGTAGCCGCTGGATTATTTCTGGCAGCATCTGGATCGTGGAAAGCCGTTCTCCCGATGGAGCATGGCAACCGGAAACAACAATGTCCGTCACGCTGCGATGCGTTGCTGTGGTGGGCGTAAACACGATTGGAGTCGCAGGATTGCGCACAGTGCGCGAGCCATTGGGCGGCTATAACGGACTTATCTATAACGACGAAAAGCACTGTGGAGCAGGCTTTTTTACGCTAACGCGGTTATACATGAGTTCAATTCGCCCAGTTCGTCAAGATTGTGTAGCGATCGAATTTGGCATTAAGTCGCAGGTGTGGAACAGGGCGAACGGTTTGTGTAATTTCAACGCTATTCCGACACCAAACAAGCTATTTAGGCTTGATAAGCGTGACATCACGCTCACAACTCCGCGCATGGATAAATACTTCGCGCGCAGTTCTTGTTTCTCTGTAATGGTGCGGCTTGTTGCAGAATACGGACAGCCCGAAAACCAATGGCACAGAATCCCAGAGCTTTTCTGCGTAACTGGAACAGCGCCCACGGACCAGTACAACTATTTGCGGATCAAGCCTAGGGTTCAAGCCAAATACGAATATCGCTTCATTCCCCGTCCCGGCAGCGATATTGCACAGAACAGTATCGACACAAATATTGGCATCCGACTGAATTCCGAAAACGGAACAGAAATTGGACGTGATTACGACACGCCGATAGGTAGCTTCCGTGTAACAACAACCGGCTCAGAGTTTGTTGTTCAAAGCATCCGAGTTAACGAAGAGATGCTGACAGATCCAGTTGAAGCAACTGTTGTAGGTACTGAATCAATTCCGAAACCGACAGCAGTAACCCAGTCCGCCACCAGCACAAACACAGGGGTAAATATTTTAATTATCAATTCGTGGCTTACGCACTACTTCGGCTACGCCTGGGACCAGCCCGGCCAAACAAGGACAGCGACCATAACAATGGTTAAAACCGCAGATCCCACAAAAACCTTAACTATAAATCTAAGTGCTCAATCTATCTTGGGTACTTTTGGCGTAAACGTTGGACAAGATTACGTGAATGTTTCTGGAGGCAGCACATATAAGTGGAGTAACGTTTCTTATGCCGTCATCGGATCCACTGGTACATGGAACGTAGGCGACACCATTAAAGATGCGCCCACTGTTGCCAACGCATTCTCTAGTTATGCCGGATATACGCAGGTAAATATTCAGTTTCAGGTTACAGCAGTACAAGTTCAAACTGTCACATCAACGGCCACTGTTACTAGTGCCGGAAGGGCGTTTGAACAGCAGTCGCAAATTGCGGATTGTAGCCATTTCCAAGAATTACAAAAGTCAAACGAAAATGGACCCGAACACGAGATTGTCTACATAAACGAGTTCGTCGAGAACGAAACAGTGCCTACCTACTGGAACATGTCCACACTGGGGTTCTGTATAAAATCCAGCGGCCAGATTAACTCCGTTGATCAAATTAGGGTCTTTTCTTCTGAAGGCATCAAAATCAACACACTGACCAATGGTTACGCGGCAAGCAACTTGTTCGCCGATGTTGTCTACTACCTACTGACGAGTAAAAGCCAAGGCGTTGGAAACGTAGTTCCTAGCGAGTTGATTGACACAAGTTCTTTGACCATTGCAGCTAATTTTCAGAAAGCAAATCGTATTTTTTACGACGGCGTACTGGAAGAAAGCGAAAGCTTGCGTTCCTTTATGTATGACACAGCTGCTTTACAACTATGTAACTTCACCATCAAAAACGGCAGATTCGGTATGATGCCGGCCTTGCCGTATGACAGCAGCTACAAGATCAGCACGCAGCCTATTGCTGTAGATCAAATTTTTACCGCTGGTAACATTATTGAAGACAGCCTGCAGGTCCAGTACATCGACGCAGCGCAACGGTCTAATTTCCGCGCATTAGTGAGCTGGCGCGTAACTGTCGAAAACGATCTGCCTACTCAAGCATCAGCACTGGTGGATTGGGCAGACATTCCTGAAGGCAGTCGCGCCACAACACAACAAGCATTTGATCTGACAAGTTTTTGCACTAACCGTGCTCAAGCCCTGCTGACCGCACGTTTTCTGCTTAGTGTGCGCCGGCGTATTACGCACACGGTCAGTTTCAAGACTGTGCCAGATGCACTCGGTATTCAACCTGGCTCGTATATCCGTGTAATTACATCCGCTACCAGCTACAACGCCGCAGCGAACGGCATTATTCAAGACGCTGGAACATTAACAAGTGTTACCACAGTTGAAAACGGCAACTACAGAGCTTTGATATACAAGCCGGCTACATCGGAGGTGTTTGAAAAACAAATCACAGTAAGCGGAGGCCGGGTGACAGATTCCTCTGTCTACAACTGCCTGTTTACGCTGCTGAGCACAACAGTTAGTAAAAACGTCTACCAAGTGGAGCAACTAACGCTTGACGAAGACGGCCTAGTAAATGTCTCTGCGGTTGAGGTGCCCGTCGATTCCACGGGAGCTAGCATTGTGGCAAAGGATGTGCTGACTGAAAGCAATTTCCGGGTGCTGGAGTAATGGCATTTCCCACGCTGCAACCGACAAGCCGCGATTTCAGTCCAGGCGACTGGCCGATTAAGCGGTACAACGCGCAGTCTGGCGCCGAAGTGCGGATTCTGTATGGCAGCCAACGCACCAACGCAAAGCTGAGCCTCGGCTACGACAACATTACCGACGCAAACGCGCAGCTTTTTCTGGATGATTACGCCGCGCAATACGGCACATTACGGACTTTTACGCTGCCAAACGCAGCACGCACCGGCTGGAGCGGCACATCAGCCAGTATTGATGCGCCACCTAGTGCAGCATGGCGCTACGAAGGCGAACCCCAAGTGCGCTCTGTGAGACCTGGGCGTAGCAGCGTTACAGTGAATCTGGTGGCGGTGATCTAATGGCCAAGGTCTATACCGGACGTGACGGTCGCCTGCTGATTGACGGCACCGAGCAAATCAAGGTCAGCAACTGGACGCTGACTGGATCGCTTGAGGTGCTGGAAACCACCACGCTCGGCGAATCGCAGCGCAGCTACGTTCCTGGCGTCCAAGAATTCAACGGCAGCGCCACACTGCTGTACTACAAAGACGACGCAGGCCGCAACGATGCCGCCACCGCACTGAAAAAAGTGCTGCGTGTTACTGGTGTATCCAGCGGCGACACAGTTACTTTGCGCCTACGCCTTGTTGACGGCAGCACTAACAGTGATGTGCAGTTAACGGCGTATATCACCAGCGTCAGTTTTGGTGCCAGTGTCGGTGAAGTCAGCTCCGCCCAGATCAGCTTCCAAGGCACTGGTGCGCTCACTGCGGTGACGATCTAATGGGCATCTATCTCGGCAATGTCGGCAATATCGAGCTGACACGTAAATCGCTGGAAGGCAGCAAAGAATCCGTTGTCAATCCATCGGATGTAAACGTTAGTCGCAATCGTTTTAGTTTCGATTTCGATCCAAGCTTTTTAATCAGCGGCGATCTGGTGGAACTTACCACCACGGATGGCACCGATCTTGATTTTGTCGCTGCTTCTGGCTGGACAAACAATACTGTCCAACCCAGCGGCAACTGGTACGTTTTTGTCGATGAACTAGGCGGCATCAAGCTTTACACCACCTTTGATGAAAGCCTTGAAGGTGGATTAACCGGACTGGTGCCCTTGGCGGCGATTGCACGCGACATTCCAATCCGCGTCAAAATTCGCGATCGTGACTCACGCCTGCTGGCATCAGTTACTGAATATGAGTTAAACACAAACCGCGAAACAGTTGATATCACAACCCTTAGCGATGAGCACCGCCAGCAGTACAGCAGCCTGATCACCGGAAGCGGCCGCCTTGTTGCCCACTGGGATTACGCCAACGAATACGAAAAAGAACCAGTTCATTACCTGATGCAACTGGTCATCCGCACAGAAGTAGGTTCTACGTTTAACGGTAAATTTTATATTAAATACCCGGACACAACGGCCCAAGCAGGGGATTTTGAAGCATCACAAATTAACGACTCATTGTGGTGGGAATTTGACGCCATCGTCACCGCTAGCGCAGTCAGTTTTACTGCTGATGCCATGGTCGTTGGCACGATCGACTTTGTCGCCACCGGGCCGATTCGCTTAAAAGCTCAAACTTTGCCGCGGCGTTATCTGCTACAGGAAGACGAAGGCAAGCTCGAACTGGAGCAAACAGCAGATTCGTACATCCTGTTGGAAGAACGGGAGTAAGACTTAGACTCGGTGTAACTGTAAACGCCACGCAGGCACTGGGGCATGGCCGACCTACGCATCAGCGAACTTGCAGCCTTAGCCGGTGGCGATCTAGCAGCGGGCGATCTACTGGCTATCGCGGACGTAAGTGCCAGCGAAACCAAAAAGATCACGGTCACGGATTTGGTGGGCAATGCCACCACGCTGATCGCCGACGCCACCATCCCAGGCGCCAAAATCCTGTTCAGTGCTGGCACGATTGCCGGTAGCGCCATCGCAACAGGTGGCATCAGTGCTACGCAGTTGGCTGATGATGCAGTCACCGCCGCCAAGCTTGCCGACGAATCCAGCGTTGACCTTGTAACCACGCTGCCCGCCAGTGGCGCGTTTGTCGGTCAGATCGCACTGGACACCGACGACAGCAAGATCTACTGCTGGAACGGCAGCAGCTGGGTCAGCGTCAAGGCAGCCGGCTCTGTAAACAGTGTTATTGGCAGTAGCAGCGGCGTCGTCAATATCAGCGTCGCCACCGCCGGCGATGAGGTGACAATCAGCACCACGCTGGATAACACTGGTGCTGCTGCACAATTTCTGGCTGGTCCTACCGCAGGCGCCGGTTCAGTTGGTTACCGCACGATTGCTGGCGGCGATCTCCCAACCGCTACGACAAGCGCAAAAGGCGCAGTCATCGTTAACGGTAATGGTTTAACGCTATCCGGCGACACGCTGGCTATTGATAATGTTGTAACAGCAGAAAGCGTTAACTATCACATTGTTCAATATGACGCTAACGGTTTAGTAACTGCAGGTCGCACAATCGTCGCGGCCGATGTTCCTGTAGCCACGCCTAGCAGCATTGGTGTTGTTCAGCCTGGCGACGGCTTATCCGTTGATGGTTCTGGAACGCTTGATCACACGAACAGCGTTGCTTCCGGCACAGGAATCAAACTTAGTTTTGACGCACAGGGACACGTTACGGCTACGTCAGCCCTTCTAGATACTGACATCCCGGATTTAGGTGCAGGCAAGATTACATCCGGCGAGTTTCCGACTGATCGTTTAGGTGCCAAGACTGTTACTGGCGCCAAAGTTGCCGATTACGCCGTTGCACTTTTCGGTGAAGTGCAGCCAACTGCCGAGCACATCGGACAATTCTTCTTCAATCCCATTACGCGAGATTTATACCTTTGGGATGGCAACGTTTACCAGCCTGTCGGTATTAGCGCTGGTGAAATCATTCTTGCTGGTACTTACGATGCCAACACCAACTTGCTGGATTCGGTCACTGCAGAAGGTGCAGCGGCGGGCTACACAAACGGTGCATCGCTACCTGCAGCAGCTGCTCTCAACAACCGCTACTACGTAGTCGTTAGCCAGAGCGGTACTGGCACAGCTCCTGCGCCGACTGTTGCACTGGAGCCGCCGGACATTCTGCTGTCGAACGGCACCAGCTACGTCCTGATCGAAACATCCGAAACGATCACGGCGCAAATTGCATCCAACGTTGGCTTTACGCCTTACGGCAGCATCGCTAGCACCAACGTCCAAGGTGCGATTGCTGAACTTGACGATGAAAAGCTGCCCAAGGCGGGTGGCACCATGACCGGCAATATTTTGCTGGACAACTGCAACCTTGTATTTGAAGGCGCTACCGCCAACGATTACGAAACTACGCTGACGGTGACCGATCCAACTGCTGATCGCACAGTGACACTGCAGGATGCTTCTGGCACGGTGGCACTAACCAGCGATTTGAACGACGGAACTTACTAAGCTGAGAGGGTAATTTCCGGCCTACGGGCGTTAAGGAATGGCTCTTCAACATTTGCGTTCCAGCACAGCTAACAAGCGTCCGCTTCCTGCTGGGATGAGTGATGGTCAGCTTGCCATCAACACCAACTTGGCTAGCCCTGGTCTGTTTTTCAAAGACAGCAACGGTGATCTGGTAAAAGCTGGTCCGGTGCATGTTGGCAGCACAGCGCCGAACGTCAGCCCCGCTGCCGGGGGACAAACTGGCAACACCACTGGTGAGCTGTGGCTTGATACCAGCCTGACGCCCAACGAACTGAAAACTTGGAACGGCAGCGCATGGGTTAGCGCTACTGGCCAAGAGATCCCTGTTAGCAAGCTGATCGACGGTTCTGCCCGTCAACTGCTGCAGACCGACGCTGCTGGCACTGGCGTTGAGTGGACTAGCAATGTTGATGTGCCTGGCACGCTGGATGTAACCAGCACCGCGACGTTTGACAGTATCGCCAGCCACCCGCTGGGTTCTGCTGGTGCGCCAACGATTACATTTACCGGCGATACAAACACTGGTATTTATTCGCCCGGCGCCGATCAACTAGCCCTCGCCACTAATGGCACGGGGAGGTTGTTTGTTGATAGCAGCGGTAGGGTTGGTGTTGGTGCTGCAAGTCCCAGTGAACAGCTTGAAGTAGCAGGCAATATAAAACTAAATTCCTTAAATCCAAAGATCTCTTTAGTTGATACTCATAATAATCAGGATGCCTCTATACAGAACTTCTTTGGCTCATTGGTTCTCAATGCTGATGAAAATAATGAACAAAGTGGTTCAAGTGTCCAGGTTACAGTTGACGGAAGCGAAAAACTCCGCATCACGTCCGACGGCAAAGTAGGTGTGGGGACTAGTTCGCCTGTCGCGCCCCTTTCCGTTTCAAACGGAGGCGCCGAAGGTTGGGAGATTGGGTATACATCGGGCACCGTTGAACTAAGCGGCTACAACAGATCTACTAGCGCCCGAACGCCGATGAAAGTCATCGGGCAGACATTCCTAGTGCAAACAG